TGCTCTTCCAGCGCGCCCGCCTAAGCTATTTTGCTGGAGTAGTGTTGTAAAGCTGCCGAATTAATCCTGCTGGAGCTCGGCTAACGCTTCCAGTCAGGGCAGATCCCCCACCCTAGTCCTAGTCATTCGATTTCTCGTTTCCAAGGAGGAGAGGACTCACCATATGGACTCAAGGCTGGTCACAGCCCGCAATGGATTCCCTTACACACGGATACATCCGAGAGTTCTCTTCTCTATTCCCCCTCATACATAGGCGACGGTGCTTGTTTAAGGCACTCATGTCTGCCACCACTCGTCTACTCGCTCCTTCAGCACCTCTCATCCTACCCGTTGTTCGTGGCACACACCTTCACTGCACAAGAAACAAATTGCGCTCCAGTGTGGCGGATCCCAGCTACGACCGCCTACAACAGATCACTTCAAACTAGACCTACCGTCAAAGCCACCCTCTCGGGGGGGTGTTTTTACACACCGCTTACGCTCCTGTTCTGATCGGGTCACAAAAATGTTGATCACTGGTGCGGCCAGCCGCGTGTGGCACTAACCACACACCACCGTCCGGGGGGAGTTATTGAGGAATTACCTTCCAGTTAGAGTCCACTTTCTCTTTGCCCCTCACGTCTTAATCCCTGTTTGAGCCAATAGGCAGGTCGGTGAGGTGTTGTGGGAGTGGGTACTATCAGGTTTAGAGAAGCTCAAGAGCCGCTTCAGGTCCCAAACCGGGACAGTGGGTGTTCCTATCACCCATGCATCCCCTGAATGACTTCAGGTTCCGCTGGTTCTCAGCTCGGTTAGAGGCGTCAACCAAGAGTGATGCCCCGGGTGGTTAGCCCAGGCCCACACTCACGAATGAGCAATACCTCCCCTTGCCAAGTCTTCACTTCATGGTCCCAGAGGCTTAATGTCATCCTCGGGCATTCAGTGGGGTTCTCTGCAGAGATGGACACCTAATAGTATCCTTGGTCAACATCGGGGAAGCGCTGTTGTTTCAATTTCAAATCAATGTTCTCGAAAGTCAGCGCCTCAACCCAAGCTTCCCAAGCATGCTGCTCAGGCGTCGTAACTCCAAACACTCTCTCGAATGACTGGCGTGCTTCTGATGTTATCTCCACACTCGCCTCAGCCGTCCAAGAGAAGTGCCTTCTTCGGGACTCCGTCAGTGCTAGCCACGTCACAGTATCTCTCTGATCGAGCTTACTGTATTTGACGGACTCGAGCAAGTCGAGCACTCGCTGCGCTAAAGGCTGCAGTATAGGGACACCAGCATTGAGTATCAGCTCACACTGGGCCACGCTCTTCATCACCCTCATGCCTCCCTTCGGGTCATGATAGTGATTGTAACCGCAAAAAGCCTGGGACAAGACTTTCCTAAAGTCGCGGATCATCCTCACACCGGTGGCCGTTATCATTGGCGCACCTTGACAGTGTCGAATGTCCCAGTACTCATAGGCAACCTCCTCGATTCTAACTTCCTGGCCGAACTCCAGGAAGCTAGCATGCACACTGTTCAACAGCTTCTCCAGGTCACAACGCTCTACAAACACCAAGCAATCGTCTGCATCGGCAAAGTAATCCCAGCGCTTCAACTTCAGACCCAGCAGGTACGCCTCTGTCATGGCAGCCATTAACAGACAGTTTCCCATGCCGGTATTGTAGTCACCGGACATCCTATTGCCTTCAACTTTGTACTTGATGCCGTTCATCGTCCTTCCCTTATTCCTCACTTGCCAGCCAAGCAATCTAGCAAGATAAGGGTCAGAATAAACGGCGTTGTAAACGGAGTGTTCCGCACGCAAGGCAGCGCTCGAAACATGCTTGTCAAATCGTGAAGCGTCCAAAGAAACGCAGACTGGGTCAGCAAACTCATCCCACTTCTGCCGGATGATCTTGGCTCGCTCAACGGAATCTCGACCCTTTGCTATCACAAAGGTTCGAGCTACTCCACGCCTAGGTCCCCGGTGCTGCAAGATCGCATGCTCAACGGGTTTCAGAAACGTTGCCAATTCTAAATTGTACTTCGGTGTTCTGAACTGGATCAACCTAGGGTCTTTCGTATCAGCGGACTTCCTTTTCTCAGCTTTGACAAATGCAGTGATGCGGGCATCCCTCTTGCTTACTGGTTCAAACAAAAGTTCCTGTGCCGCTCGCAAATAACGAGTACGTTTGGCGCCAGAGTACGGTTCGAGCACAACCTCGTAGCTCAACCGTTCAAACTCTC